AAAGCGCCGGGGTGACCCGGCCCTTCTGGAAAAGTATCCCCGCGGTTATAGCCATATCGTCCTGGCTTATCACGGCCACGCTCTTGAAATTTTGAAAATGCTAGACCAGGGGGTGACTTTACAATGAACAGTCCATCCACAATACCTGGACCCATCCAGTTCGATGAAAACGGGCACGTGGTAATGACCGAGGAAGACTACGTTCGGTTTGCCAATAAGATTAATGCCGTCCACCTTCCCATCGAAGAGAGAAAACCTATCCTGCTTAAGTTCGTAACCCGAAAGATAACCGAGAAGGAATATCACCAGGAATTGTTTAAGGCTCGGTTCATTCAACTGCTTGAAGAGCTACGGGACGAATGTGACGAGTGGATAGAGTTTGAGGACGCTTTAGCCCGGTTTGAGGGGGAAGGGGGAAGGGTGGCGTAATGAACGGTCCGTTTACTCCCGAACAACTCCAACTACTTGAACGACCGCTCGACCCCAAACGGATTAAACACCGGGTGGGCGGCGGCGGGATGCAGCTTTCTTACCTGAAAGGTCACGACGCCATCGACACGGCCAACCGCATCTTTGGTTTCGGGCAGTGGGGTTACGACATCCTGGGCGTTGACTTGCAAACGGTGACGGGCGAGGACGGCCAGGTCATCGGCAGCTACTATTGGGCCCGCGTCCGTCTGACCGTAGCGGGTTGCCAGCCCATCACCGAGGAAGGGGTGGTGCCGGTCCAGGAAGGCCGCAATCCCCGCGCCCGCATCGACGCTCACGATATGGCCCGCAAGGGAGCGGTCACCGACGCCCTCAAACGGGCGCTCAGATGTTACGGCGACCAGTTCGGCAACAGCCTCTACGACACCGAACATACGAACAACCAGGGCGGAGGGTCTGCCCGGCAACAGCAGGGCCAGCGGCAAGCCAGCCAGGCACCCGCCAGGACGCCTGCACCAGCTCCGGCGGTCAACCAACAACAGGGACAGGGACAGGGACAGGGACAGGGTCAGGGAGAACCGGCAACCGAGCAACAACGCCAGGCCATCCTCAAAATGGCCGCTCGTCGCGAACTCAACCGGGCAGAACTCGAAGGCCAACTAAATGAACTTTACGGTTATGGGCTCGACGGCCTGACCAAAAACGATGCCTCACATTTCATCAAGGTATTCCAGGAGCAGGGCTAGTGGAAGGCGAAGGGGCGGAAGACTGGGCGGGGTTCAGGTGTCGGAACTGCAACGCCCCTACCCCACATACCAAACGGGATAGACGGGGTGTCCTCAGGGTCACCTGGCTATGCGACGATTGCGACATACCGGCCATAACTAACAAGAGTTATCGAAGGAAAGATAGAGACGACCACACCAATGAAAACGTACGAAGAATTTCTAAAAGGTAAAAGGGTGACGGTCCAGGCGGGCGGTTTTGAAGTCGCGCCGAGCGCCATCTACCCCCTGCTTTTCGACTGGCAGGGTGAAATCGTCCGCTGGGCCCTGCGGCTCGGCCGGGCCGCCATCTTTGCCGAGTGTGGGCTGGGCAAGACCTTCATGCAGGTCGAATGGGCGCGGCTCCTCTCCGAGCGGGTCGGCGGTCGTTTCCTTTTCCTGGCACCTCTTGCCGTCGCCTCTCAGACGATCCGGGAAGCGCAGCGACTGGGCGTCGGCATCGTCTACTGCCAGAACCAGGCCCAGGCCGACCAGGCGGCTTCTCGTTTCATCATCACCAACTACGACCGCCTCAAGGACTTCGATGGGTCGAAATGGACGGGCGTCATCCTCGATGAATCATCCATTCTAAAAAGCTTTATGGGTCAGACCAAGAGGCTGATTCTCGATATGTTTCGCCTCACTCGTTTCAAGCTGGCCTGTACGGCCACACCCGCGCCAAACGACCATCTGGAGCTGGGCAATCACGCCGAGTTCCTGGGCCTCATGCCGTCCAACGAAATGATTATGCGCTGGTTCATCAATCACGCGATGCAGGCGGGCAACTACCGGCTGAAAAAGCATGCGGAGGCGGATTTCTGGCGCTGGGTCACCAGTTGGGCCGTCTGCATTTCTAAACCCTCGGACCTGGGCTATTCGGACGACGGTTTTGAACTGCCCGCGCTCCACCTGCACGAGCACCGGATCGACGTCGACCACTCGCGGGCCTGGGCAAGCGGCCGCCTCTTCCTCGACGGCAAAAGCTCGGCCACCGGCCTCTGGTCGGAAAAGCGGATGACCCTGGACGACCGGATGAAACTGACGGTCGAACTGGTCGGCCAGGCGCAGGACCGGCCCTGGATCGTTTGGACCGACACGAACGATGAGGCCGACGCCCTCAAAGCCCTGCTGCCCAAAGACGAAACGGTCGAAGTGCGCGGGTCGGACAAGCTGGGGGAAAAGGAAAGGAAACTTAACGCCTTTTCCAGCGGTGAGGCCCGCATCATCGTGACAAAGCCGGAGATAGCGGGGTTGGGTTTGAACTGGCAACACTGCGCCGACATGGTGTTCGTAGGCGCGACCTTCAGCTACGAACGCATCCACCAGGCCCTACGCCGGTCCTACCGGTTCCGGCAGACCCGCCGGGTCAACGCCCACCTGGTCGTGGCCGAGACCGAGGCGAACGTCGTCTCCATCCTCAAAACGAAACAGCAGGCTTTCCAGGAAATGCAACAGAAAATGAACGAGGCGCAGCGGCTCCACGGTCTGTTCGGTGGCGGCGACCGCCGGGTTCGGGCCGAATACCGGCCTGGTATTGAAATGGCAATACCAAACTGGCTTGTGTCAAAAGAGGTGGCCTAATGGAAGAAATCTGGAAACCATTTAGAGACGGCACCTATCAAATTTCGAATCTTGGGAATATCAGAAACATCAAAACGGGGAAACTCAAAACCCCTTCGAAATCCGACAACGGGTATTTAATTTTCGGACACTTCTCCAATGGTAAGCGGCTCAACGTATTGGTCCACCGGGCCGTTATGGAATGCTTTCAAGGTAGATGCCCGGAGGGGTACGAGGTCAATCACAAAGACGGGGACAAACTCAACAACCGGTTAAGCAACCTGGAATACGTGACCCGGTCTGAAAATCTTATACATGCTACAAAGACGGGTTTAAACCAACTTCCTACCTCGAAAGCAAGAGGGGAAAATCACTGGACCTATTTGCACCCTGAATCTATTGCAAGAGGGAACCGGAACGGTTCGCGAACCAAATCGGAAAGCCTGGTTCGTGGTGAAAAAGTAAAAGCCAGTAAATTAAAACCAGAAGAGGTTGTTCAAATAAGAAAGCTTTCTAAACAGGGTGTTACTCAAATTGAACTGGCCCAATTATTTCCTGTAACCAGAAGAAATATCAACTCTATCATTAACAACAAATCCTGGAGGCATTTAGCATGAAGGTCTTAAATCAAAGTTCCGGTAAAGATTTTACCCTTTACCAGGGGGATAGTTGCGAAGCTATAAAAGGTTTACCTGATAATTCCCTTGATTTCTCTATCTATAGCCCGCCTTTTTCAAATCTATATATCTACTCGGATTCTGAAGCCGATATGGGCAATTCCTCGAACGATGAGGAGTTCTTCCAACATTATAGTTTTCTAATCAAAGAGCTTTTCAGAGTAACCGTCCCAGGCCGGTTATCCGCTGTTCATGCAAAGGACTTGCCCCTCTACGCCAACCGGGACGGGGCTAGTGGCCTCAAGGATTTCCCCGGTCAAATTATCCGCGCTCATGAGGAGGCCGGGTGGGTCTATCACTCAAGAGTAACGATATTTAAGGACCCGGTCATCGAGATGCAGCGGACCAAGACGCACGGCCTTCTCTATAAGAACTTCAAGGTCCGGGGCGAGGTTTGCCGCCAGGGTATGGCCGATTACCTGATTGTTTTCAGGAAGTGGGACGGGCTGGAAGGCACGACCGCGAGTGAACGGCCGGTCCGGCACGACCCCGGCGTCGCCATCCCCTATGTTGGAGAGGCCCTGCCAGAACCGACTGGCCTGTCGCTCTTCGAGGATACGGACGACCACAACCTGCGGGTTTGGCAACGCTACGCTTCCCCCGTCTGGATGGACATCGACCAGACCCGCGTCCTCAACTACCAGCTTGCCAAGGACAATTCTGACGAAAAGCACATCTGCCCCTTACAACTCGACGTTATCGAGCGGTCGATTCAATTGTGGACCAATCCGGGCGATGTCGTTTTCTCGCCTTTCGCGGGTATAGGAAGCGAGGGCTACTCGGCCCTGAAGCTGGGCCGGAAGTTTATCGGGATTGAACTTAAGGAATCATATTTCCGGGTAGCGGCGCGCAACCTGGCCGAGGCCGAGCTTCAAGCCAACCAGACCGACCTGTTCGCCGCCGCTGGAGTCGAAGTGGAAGGGGTGGCCTGATGGCAACGCTAAAGACCAGGGACTTGACTATTGAAGAGAAGGCGGCCGCCTGGGACCGCTATATCGCGCTCAAACAAGCACACGACGCCAATGAAAGGGAAATCGAAGACCGCTATACCATGCGGTACGAATTCCAACGACAGATTGAAAACAACTATAAGGAAACCCTCGCACAGGCCGGGCAGGCGGTCGCACCTTGCCCAGGTTGCGGTTACGAGCGTTGCAACTGCATACCAATCAGGTAATCGTTATGGCTATGCTTGCAGATGAAAATCTTACCAAACGGATGTATTCGGCCTTAATCGCTCTGGAGGTCGGTCAAAAGGTACCAGAGGACATCTATATCGCCGATTACAAAAACGGGGAAATCCCCGCCTGGCAAGTTGTAGAAAAAGAACAACCTTCGCCCCAAAACCCCGGCCTTTATGTCCTTTATGTAGAAGACCCCGGCAATGCCGGTAAAGTTGATCTATTTAACCCTAATGGTCGGGCAATTTGCAAAATGGTTATCTGCACACCCAGGAAAATTCTAGCTTCTCCTGAATATCTTCCGGTTGAAGGTAGGAAATACGGGCCACCACAACTACTCGACCTGGTACAAAACGCTCGGTTACACCGAAAAGAAAGGAAAGAAAAGGATGCAACCATCAGGTGAAATGCAAAGCTTCGTCAACGCCTGCGAACTCAAACACAAGACCTACCTGGATGAACCTGGCGCAAAGCTCAAGATGAAGCTCAACTCCCGCGACCTCCCGCTCGTCCTCGAACGGACGGCCCCTAATATCGTCCGGGTGGCCCACGAGGTAGTCGATTCGAACGGCCAGCTCGTCTACGACCCGGAAGTCCTTTTCTTCACCGGCTACGAGAAGTGGATCGCGATGGAAATCAACCAGCCAGGCGGTCTCTTCACCGAGGTGGGGCGGCGGTCCCACCGCAAGCGCTACGTCACCCTCAATGCCACCGAGACGGCCGTCAAGGAATACAAGGTTGCCAAACAGAAGGAACTGGCCGCCTTCGTCAAATACTGGGTCCGCCTGCTCCGGTCGCGTGGCTGGCACGAAGACAGCACCGACGCCCTCTACCAGCAGACCAGCTTCCTCCCGGACGATAGTTACGACGATGATGATGAAGAGGAAGGCACGACCGATCCGAACCATCCGGGCCTACAACTTATGGACGCGATGGCCGACCTGGCCGAAAACAAAGGTTTGATGACCGACGAATTGCGAGAAAGCTACAAACGGGCAAGGCCGGGGCGGACACCAGGTCATCATCCTGTAGAACCACTTCACCAGGATGATGAAGACGAAGAGGACAAGGACGAGGACGATGAGGGGGAGGCGTCGACCGCTCGGCTTCGTGACCATTTGGGGGACCTGCTGGATAGCGAAGGTTTGCTCGCTGATGAGCCCGCCCGGCCCAGGCGCGGACGGGGCACCGGTATCGAGAGCATAACCATTTCATCCGGTAAGAAGTCAGTAACGCTTACCGGGAAAAACC